AGCGGATGGCGACGATCACTTGGTGAGTGTGGCGCCGGCCACCACGGCGGCTTGGGCTGCCGGTGATTACGAACTGCGCGGCCAGGCTTACAACGCGACCACGGGAGCCAAGCACACCGTTTTCGTGGCTGATGTGAAGATCCTCGCGGATCTCATGGCTGAGAATGCGAGCGGGAATGATCAACGTTCCCACGCGGTAAAGACCTTGGCCGCGATCGAGGCGACTATTCTCACTTTGGCGGGTGGCACTAATGCAACCATCTCCGTTGATGGCGAGACCTATTCCCGCAAGAACCTGGAGGAGCTGGAACGGGTGCGTGGTCGATACCGCACGGAGGTAGCGGCCGAGGAAGAATTGGAGCGGATCAACCGCGGTTTGAAATCAAGCCGGGTTTACAAAACGCGGTTTTAAGAATGAATTTGCTAGATCAATCATTGTCTCGGCTCGGGCTGCAACGGACTTCGGTTTTTAAGAGCAGTGGGCGCGTGGATCGCGGGGCTTATCGCAAGATTCGACGGTATGCGGCGGCGCGCACGGATCGCTTGTTCACCGGTTTCGGGCAATCCGGTTCCAGCTCGGGAGATGCTCAGATTGACGGCAAACTTGAGTTGATGCGCAACCGCTCACGAGAGCTGGAGCGAGACAATCCATTGACGGTACGTTGGCTTAAGTTGCTGGAAAACAATGTACTCGGGTCTTCCGGCATCCAGTTGCAAGCCTGTGCAAAGGATCCAGATCGCATGGGGCCCGGTGGCGTGGTTGTGCCTGGTCAAATGGATACCTTGGCCAATCAATCCCTTGAACGGCATTGGAAGCGATGGGGCCGGCTTGATTTTGAACTCGGCGCCGGGGTGCGATCGTTGTGCTGTTTGAGTGGCGAATACGCCTTGGAAGAACTTGACGCGCTCGCGCTGAGGGCGGCATTTCGGGATGGCTCGATCTTCCTGCGGCTCTGGTATGGGCGCGGTTACGGCGGTGAATACGGATTGACCATTCAGCCGATGGAAGCGGATCACCTGGACATCCGTTACAATGCGAATTTGCCGAACGGCAACCGGATCCGGATGGGGATTGAAAAGAACGAATCAGGTCGTTTGGTGGCCTGGCATTTGTTCCGGAATCATCCGGGCGACGTGCATGGATATTTGCCGGGGAACCACCTGAAACGCGAGCGGGTGCCGGCTGATCGGATAATTCATTTATACGTCCCGCAACGCTTCAGCCAGTCAACTGGTGTGCCGCAGAATCATGCGGTGCTGGATCGGATGAAGATGCTCGACGGTTACGACGAGGCGGAGCTGGTGGCGGCGCGGGCGGGCGCCAACAAGATGGGTTTTCTCGTGTCTGATCTACCGGTTGAATTGGCGGCAGATCATGTGACGGAGGAGGGCGAGAAGTACATGGATTCCGAAGCCGGCAGCGTGGAAATGTTGCCGAGCGGGTTAAAATATCAATCACACGATCCGCAGCATCCTAACAGCGGGTATGCCGAATATACCAAAGCACTAAAGCGGGATGTGGCGGGCGGTTTGGCGGTTTCGTATACGGCTTTGGCGAATGATCTTGAGGGGGTGAATTACTCCAGTATTCGCGCGGGTGTGCTTGAGGATCGGGAGGAATGGATGAAGGTCCAAGAGTGGTATATCCGGCGCGTGCGCGGTCCTATTTATTCCGCTTGGCTTCAGCTTTCCCTACTCAATCAGGCGGTCACGATGCCGAACGGATCGGCCTTGCCTTTTGCCAAGCTGGAGAAATTCCAGCAATGCCGGCACATCGGGCGCCGCTGGCCTTGGGTGGATCCGCAGAAGGATGTGAAGGCGGTGGAGGCGGCAATTGAAATCGGTTTGACCTCGCGCACCCGGGAGATTCGCAAGCGGGGCGATGATCCCGACGAGATCGATGCGGAACGAGCGGCCGATGAGGCTGCGCCCCAACGTGAGGCGGCTTCGCCGCGGGGAGAATCCAATCCGTAGGCTTTGACGGTCAATTACGGGCTTATTTTCGGCGGAAAAATGGGTGAGCAAATGTTAAAACCTGCGGCGGGTGTGGAATTGGTTCGCGAAATGCGGATCGAGGACATTTCCCGTCAGATCGACGAAAGCAAACGCACGGTCGAGCTTGCCTTTTCTTCCGACACTCCCATCGACACTTGGTATGGCCAGCAGATTCTCGTTCACGATGCCGACGCGGTGCGCATGGATCGATTGAACGATGGCGGTGCCTTGCTGTTGAATCATTCACGAGACGACCAAATCGGCGTGGTTGATCGGGCCTGGTGTGATGCCGGGGACGGCAAGTGTCGGGCGGTGGTTCGCTTCAGCGAATCAGCCAAGGGAGAAGAGATTTTTCGGGACGTTGTGGCGGGAATTCGGCGCCTGGTAAGCGTTGGAGCCCGTGTCTTGAAAACGGAGACCACGGAGCAGAACGACGGCAAGACGGAACTTGTCCGCGTGAGCGAGTGGGAGCCTTACGAAATCAGTATCGTTTCCGTTCCGGCGGATCCGACTGTCGGCGTGGGAAGATCACTTCCCGGCTGTAATCCCTCAGATCAAAAAACCAAAGATAAGAAATCATGTTCAAACGAAATTTCTCGATCCTCCGCGATCCGGCTCCCCAAGACGGTGGTGCTGGCGTTGCCGGTGGGTCTGACAGTGCAGGCGGCACGCTTCACGTCGAAGTGAAGCAGACCGAAAACCCCAAGGTGGAAGTCACCCGCGATTTTGACGGCGAAATGGCCGTGGAACGCAAACGAATTTCCGAGATCAACGCGCTTCAGCGGCAGTTTCCCCAGCAACTGGAAGCCGACACTATCGAGCGGGCGATCAACGATCCGAAAATGACGGTGGCGGATCTGCAACGCCAGGTGCTTGATGAGATGTCGAAGGGGAACGTTTCCCGTGAAGCCGATCAGCTTGTCGGCATGAACGACAAGGAAGTTGAGCAATATTCGATTGTCCGCGCCTTGCGTCTTAAGAGTGAAGGCAAGGAACTCGACGGAATCGAGAAGGAAGCCAGTGACGCTGTTTCGCGTGCGCTCGGCAAGACTCCCGGCGGGTTCTTCGTTCCGGCTGATGCCTGGGTTCGTCGCGATCTCACGGCGGGCACGGCCACGGCGGGCGGTAACACCGTCGCCACCAACCTGTTGTCTGGTTCGTTTATCGACATCCTGCGCAACCGCGCCAAGGTGTTGCAGCTCGGCGCGACCACGCTCACCGGGTTGACCGGCGATGTGGCGATTCCGCGCCAGACCACGGCCGGCACGGCTGCGCAGGCGGCGGAGAACGGCGCTTTGAGTGAAACCAACCAGGCGTTTAATCAGCTCACGCTCACCCCGACTCGCGTGGGTGCCTTCACCGAGATTAGTAAGCAGTTGCTGCAACAGTCCTCGCTCGACATCGAAGCCCTTGTTCGTGACGACCTGACGCAGGCGATCGCTCTGAAGTTGGACGCCATGGCTCTGAATGGTTCCGGTTCCAGCAATGAGCCGACTGGTGTAATCAACACATCCGGCGTGGGTGCGGTCACCTTTGGCGGAGCTGCGACCTGGGCCGATGTGGTCGAGTTCGAAACCGACGTTGCGAGCGGGAATGCCGATGTTAACGACATGGCTTTTCTGACTACTGCCGCAGTTCGTGGCGCGTGGAAGACGATCGAGAAGGCATCTAGCACGGGCCAATTCCTTTGGGGTGCCGACAATATGCCCAACGGCTACCGAGCCGAAGTGTCCGAACAGGTGCCGAGCAACAAGGTCTGCTTCGGTAACTGGCGCGACCTCGTGGTTGCGATGTTCGGCGGTCTCGATGTGGTTGTGGATCCCTACAGCCTCGCAACGACCGGCCTCGTCCGCTGCACCTTGTCGCAGTTCTACGACATCGGCGTCCGTCAGGCCGCAAGCTTCAGCATCTCGGCTGACGCCGGTAATCAGTAAGCCTTTGGCTTAACCGCTACGGCTCCGCCGCGGGGTAACTCGCGGCGGGGTCCGTTCAAGACCAAACAAAAAAAAGCAACCCAAGAGAAACTAATTTTATGTCTGAAAAGAAGAATGTAAAAATGATCGTTGTTCGTGCCTGTGCGCATGATGGCAAGGTCTACCAACCCGGCGACGCCATCGCGTCCAGTGAAGACAAGACCGTGGCGAATCTGCTGCTTTCCGGTCGTGTGATGACCGAAGAACTCGGCACTAAATTTCTCAAGGAAAATCCGCCCAAGAAGAAGGTCGCCAAGAAGAAGGCGGTTAAGGAATCTTGATTCTTTCTCTCAGTTGTTGCGAAGGGCCGGCGCGGTGCATCTTCCGGCCGGCCTTTTTTCTCACCGATTACTGATCACCGAATGTCCGATGCTTCAGAACTTGCCGAATGTGTGGCCGAGGTTGTTACGGACAACCCGGTAACCTGCTATGATCAACGGGGGAATTCCATCGTCGCCCGCCAGCCCCTGGCCATCGCCACCGATCGCGAGATGGAGGCGGCGGGTTATTTCGAGAATACAGAACATTCCTTGCTTGTGCCCGCGGCCAATCTGCCCGCCACCGAACCGGCCGAACAGGAGGAGATTTTGATTGGTGACACGCCCTATCGGATCCAGTCCATCAGCCGCCGCGCGGGGGTGAGTCACAAGTACGGTCTGCGACCGATGACGGAAGCGACGCACACCTACTACCTGCACACGGACGGAACCGTGGCGACGCACTCGAATGG